GACCGCCTGGGAGCCGCCACCACCGCCACCACCGCCGACGGCCTCGACAACAACGCTGGTCGTTCCCGTGGTGGCTGTGTACGTCCCCGATGCCGTGATGACCCGCATGCCAATGAGATGGCCTTGAGCGATGCCAGTGAACCCGGAGCCGTCCCGAAGCTGGGCGATGAAGGAGGCAAGCAGGTTCGTCTGCTGGTCGATCGTGCTAGGCGCATCGACTGAGCCGTCTGCGGCGTTGCTGGCCGCCGTCTGAGAGAGGGAAGCCAGCGAGGAATAGAGAGCCATGGAATCTCCAGCGCATCACTGCGTTAGGGGATGAAAAAAGCCACCCGGAGGAGGCGCTATGCATAAAATCGGCCGATGCACTTCGACCCGATATTTCTCGGCTGGATTGGCGCGCTGTGCGTGCTCGCCATCATCAACCACCTACGGGGAAAGTAGACCCCCTCCAGCAGCGAGGCCGGGTAGCAGCAAAGACGGTGCAAAAGGCTGCTTCTCGACCGGAGCCAGCAGGCCCGGCACCACGTTCTGCGCCTGGCGCTGGGAAATGCTGATGTTGATGTTCCGCAGAGGGTCGATCACCGCGGCCTTGCCGAACGGGATTTTCCCGGCAACGCCGTTCAGCAGATCCATTCCCCGGCCCAGCAGCAGCGCGCCACTGTTCGAGTTGTTCACCGCCGAGCCGACCGGCTGAGACTGCATCAGCGATGCAACCCGGCCCGTAGCGCGAAGCTGCGAAACCTCCTCTGGGCTGAAGAACATCCCCAGCTTTTCCTCGCCGATCTTGTTGATGGCGGAATTTAGGCGGGACTGGGAGACCTTTCCCACCTCGTCCGCCGCGCCGCTGAGCGCCTGCTTTTTGATGAACGTGGCGAGCGCGTCCCGAATCACTGGGATGCCTTGCGGGCCGACTTCCTGCGCCACAGACCTGGCATCGTTCACCGTACCGTTCAGGATGAACGACTGAGCGATTTTCTCGGGGTCGGCCGAGCGGGCATCGGAAAGCGCAGCGCGGACCAGGGGCGAGCTTTCCTGATAACGGTACTTCGCCGCGGTCGCTGACCGAGCGCTGTTGATTGCATCGACGACACCCTGCGGCGCAGCATCGGCCGCCTGCATTCGCGCAGCGGTCGCGGCAGTCGATGGCAGGCTGCCGTAATCGATGCCGCCTGGATTGGTCGTTCGCATGCGAATGTCCGCCGCGTCGAGCGCATCGGCTACAGCCTTCGCCACCTTCTTTTCGTTCGCGTTCGCGGTCGGCGACAGCGAGCCAGAAACCATCGAGCGCAGGTTTGCGTATTCCTGCGGCGTGAATTGCGCCTTACCCGTCATGTAGGCTTCCATGCGCGAGGCGACCGGCCCCGGCAGGTAATCGAGCAAGCCGGTGTCCGCAGCCGCTTTGAAGGCGGCGTGAACCGGCGCATTGCTCATCTGGCCGTCAGCGTATCCCGGCATGCCCTTCGCGGCGTCCCATGCACCCTGTTCTGCAGTGCCCAGCGCGGCATTCCTGCCAGCCACGGTATCCTGCACCAGTCGGCCGGCAGTGATCGGGGCGGTTTCCGTACTGCCGCCGAGACCGTTGAGACGGCCGATCAGCGCCGAGTTGTTCTGGTTCTGCATCAGCGGCAGACCGTGCAAGCCATCGTCTGCGCTGTTCGCCGCCATCTTGGCCAGGTTCTGCTCGCGGGTGATCTGGACAGGGTTCTGCGAGATCATGCCGCGGGTCGGGGTGGCTCCTACCGTCTTGAAGTCGGCCAGTCGCGAGACGCTTTGCGGGTCGAGTTGCTTACCGGCTTGGAGACTGTCGGCAAGCTCTGCACGGAGCGATGCCTGTACGTTGGGAGCCAGTTGGGAATAGTCGGTGCCAGCGCGGCCGAGCACGGTCGAAAGCTGCACATCCAGTTGCTGCGGCGTCAGGGTGGGAGAGGCTGCGCGCTTGGTCAGGTCCACGATCGACTGTCCGACACCAGGGGCCATGCCACCAGCAACACCGCCAACAAGCGATGCACCGGCCTGCATCAATGGGTTTCCGCCAGCCTCACGCGATGCACCACCAGCCAGGCCAGCACCAGCGGCCGAGGTCAATTGCTGCGTCGGGTTCGCGGCTAGGCCGGTCATGACGTTGCCGAGCATGCCGGGAAGCCTTGCGCCTGCCTGAGCGGCGCCACCCATGCCGCCAGCACCAGCGACTAGGCGGGTTGCATCGCCGATGACACGCTCGTTGGCGTTTTCAGGTGAAGGAAGGCCGATGCTGTCGGCAAGCTGCGAAGCCATCGCCCCGAGAGGCTTTGTACGGCCGGTCATGCCGGTTACCCGGTCCGTCAGGTAGCGAAGAGGCTCCGTGACAACCTGCGCCGTGTTCGCCAGCCCTTCGAGGCCGTAGCGAGCGGTCAAGCCGAGTTGACGCGGGATGTCGTTCAACGCAGAGCCTGCGCGAACTGCGGCAGGATCGGCGTCCGTGGCGACATAGCGCGACCACGGGCCATCGCCGGTAGCGGCCTCTTGATACTTCTCCCAAGGAGCGGCCATTTACATCTTCTCCCAGTTCGTCGGATCTCCGGCGTTCCCGCCCTTGAACTTGTAGCCGTCCTGAACCATGCCCTTCATAGGAATGGGTGGCTTGCCGGCCGGCTTGTCGCTCGATGGCGAGGAAATAGCATCAGGCATCGGTGCGGCCTTGTAGAGCGCCACATTCCCCGCCATCGCCGGATCTTGGCTCATGGCGTTCATCTTGGCCTCATGCTGCGAATACTTCCAGCGTCCGGTGCGCTCTGCCGCTTGGGCGAGTTGGCGGATTTCCGGTGCCGTCAGGTCGTCGATGCTGCCGGAGGTCGCCTTCTCGGCCAATGCGCTTTCTTGGTTCGTGATCGCGCCCTGTCCGCTCATCTGCTTGCGGCCTTCCAGGGTCAGCTTTGCCATTTCCTGCACGGCTTGGCGGGTGTTGGCGATCTTCTCTGCATCGTCCTTGCCCTGCATTCCGAGAACTGAGGCGATCTGCAAGCCCTTGAGGCGAAGCGATGCGGTCGGCCCCGTCAGCACCTTGTTGGAGTCGAGTGCCTGCACCATGCGTTGAGCCGAGGCCACGGACTGAGTAGCGCTGTTGGCTGCGTCCGAGCTTTCCTTGAGCAGTTCTCCAGCCTTGCCGCCGATCGAGCTAGCCGTGGCTTGCCGGCCGGCTGCGCTTGCGGCCTCGTTCTGCGACGGCCCTGCCGCATAGTTCCCGGATTGGGGCGCGGCCCCCTGACCACCGAGCCCGTTCACCGCCGAACGAGTCATCACCGCGGAAACGTAGTTCTTCGTCTCAGCGGGGAGTTTGCTGTAGTCCCCACCGCTCTTGATCCACATGTCCGTGTTGCCAGGCCCCCAGTTGTAGGCGATGGCGGCCAGCGTGTCGTTGCCGCCGTAGCGCTCCTTCATCTTGCCGAGGTATTCCTGGCCGACGCGGGTGCGCTCTGCCTCCGAGCCATCGCGAGCAGGAGACACGCCGAAGCCTGGGCTCGTGTTCGTGCCCGGCATGACTTGCATCAAGCCTTGCGCGCCCTTGGGAGAAACGGCATTGGGGTTGCCGTTGCTTTCGGTTTGGATCACGGCATCGACGAGCGGATTGCCGGTGCGCTGTGCTGGGCGACCGCCAACTACAGCACCTTCGGTCGTGTACTCCTCTCGGCCAGTCGCCGGGTTGTAGACCTTGATCGGCTTGTAGTTCGCCTGGGCGCCTTGGTAGGCCCCGAACGTATCCACAGCTCCTCTCGGAGCAGACACCACCGGAAGACCATCCTGGCCAATCTGCACCATGGACGATTTCCCGTCCTGCGAGATGTTCAAACTCGGCAGGTAGCCCGCGCCAAGACGGTTCTTGTCGTAGGCATAGCCATTCGAGACCTGCATGTCAGGCGTGCCGCGCTTCATGAGCATTTCAGCAATGCCTTTGCCGCCGTTCGTCATGTAGTCGTTCACCAGGGCATCGCGAGGGATGCCGTACTGCGCAGACCATTGGCTGAAGCGGTCGCCGCCAGCAGCCACAGGAGCGCCTTGGGCAGCGACACCGGGAGCGGCCATCGGAGCGCCGCCCTGCACGCCAGCAGAACCGGGAAGGCCCGGGGCAGCAGCGCCAGCGTAGCCCGCATCGCCCATGAAATAGGCGTCACGCTTGGCCTGCTGCCCGAGTTGAGCCTGGCGCAGAGCGTTCTGGCTGGCGTTCTCGTCAATCTGCGACTGCATCAGCTTCGCCCGCAGAGCGATCTGCTGATTGGCCGTGACGCTGTTCATGGCGCCCGCCAGGCGCTGGCCGAAGCCGGTCTGGTTCGGGTCGGTCGTAGGCCCACCGGCAGCGAGAAGGCCGATACCGAGTTGCGCATCCGGCGATTGAAGGAAATCCAGAATCCCTGCCATCACGCACCTCCAGCCGGAACGTAGCCCTGGGCTTGAGGCGGAATGTAGCCAGGCGTCTTGCTCGCATCCATCCTGCCGTAGAAGTTGTACGGGTCCACGCCGCCGTTCGCGAAGTAGTTGCTCATGTCCCGATACTCAGGCGTCCCAGGCTCGGGCATCTTCCCGCCATTCATGCCGTACTTGAACGCGCCATAGCCACCGTTCATGCCGGCCATCGGGTCAATGCCTTCGTACGCGAGTTGTTCCGGCGACTTGCCGACGCGCAGTAGCGAGTTGTACTGATCCAGCGGGTTTTGGCTCTGGACTTGCTGGGTGAAGTCGCCGGCCGGCGCTGCAGCAGCAGGAGCCGGGTTCAGGTTCACCGGCGCTTGTTGTTGACGGCTGAGCATCGCGAGAAGCCCCTGTTGGCGCTGCGCTTCGTTCTGCGATGCAGCAGCTTGCCCGGCCTGATCCGCGCCGTTGAAGTCGAAGGCTTGCGGGCGGGCGTTCGGGTTGCCGCGGTCGAAACCGACTTGCTGGCCGCTCATCTGGCCCAGAAGAGAAGGAACGAGAGCGCCCATGTAGGCGGACTGGTTCGATTGGTTCTGATACGCCTGGTTCTGCGCATCGCTGAACGGCTGGGCCGCGTAGCGAGCTTGGAGCGCTTGGCCGCTCTGCAGGTTGTTCATGATCCACGGTTGTGCCGCGGCCCATGGTTCTTTGGTCTGGGTCTGGGTTCCGGCGCCGCCATTGGTAGACGATCCGCCCCCGCCCTTGCTGGTCATGGCGCTGCCGACTACGCCGATTGCGGCCCCTGCTACTGCGCCCCACGTCATGCTTGCACCTCGATATGGTTGGTCATGTTGTTCTCCAGAGCAAAACGCTCGTAGTCTTCAAAGGTCGGCGCGATCACTTCGGCCTCGATCTCTTCGAGGTCGGTGCTGTTCGTCAGGTGAATCGTTGTCCACACTGCATCCGTGATGGCATAGACGGCGCGCTTGGTGCCCGGAGGCGAAACCATCGTGAGCGGGCCAGTAAGCTGCCGATCGCCTTCGGTTTCCGTCATCACGCAGACGGTGCCTTGCGAAAGGATGTTCAGGTGCGCGTGCTTGTGGATCTTCCCGACGATCGTCGTCCCGGCCGGTATGCGCATGGTTCGTGCGTATGCTCCAGGCGCAAAGACGTGCTGCAACGGGCATTCCACCGGTTCCAACTCGCGCCCAACAGACTCCTGTAGTGCATACAGCTTCTGCCGAACCCCAGAATTCTTGCCCTGCTGGATAGCTGCGTCGGCGATGGCGAGTTCGCGCTTGCCGTCCATGTCGCCGGCCGAAAATGGGACGATGCTCATCACAGATACGGCGTCACACCGTCGGCGGAACCACCGGATCCGTAGTTGGACAGCGCGTAGCCGTTAGCGTCGGTCGGAGAACCGCCGCCTCCGCTGCGGCCCTGGTTGTTCCACCATCCCATGGCCGCCGATCCCAACTGCGCGCCGCCCAGGGCCGAGGTCCACGGGCTGCTGGTGCTGCCCACCGTCCCGGTCGTGCTGCCGTAGCCCTGGCCCATGCCGTTGGCCTGGTTGGAGAAGTTCGACCAGTAGTTAAGGGGCGTGTTCTGGATCGTGTTCGCGTTCGTGAGGTCGTTCGCGTTGTAGCCGGCCAGCGTCCCGAGCAATCCGACGCCAGTGGTCAAATTGTTCATGTTCTGCGAGTAGGCATCGTTGTACAGGTTTCGATTGAAGCCCTGATCCCACTGGTAGTTTTGGATCTGCCGGTCGTAATCGGCTCCGCGCATGCTGTTCGAGATGTCTCCGAGAGAGCTTTGCAGGTTCTTCTGCGAGTTCTCGTTCATCTGCTGCACGCCTTCGTTGCCGAAGCTGCCAGACTTGACCATGGCCGAGTTGTAGGCCGGCTGCGTGGTCATGTTGTAGTTGCGAACTACGTCACCCTGCGCCTTGTCGATGTTCTGCTGCAGGTAGGGGTTGCCCTGCCCGAGATATGGGTTTTGATAATCAGCCATGTGTTCTCCAGCGCCTCGCGGCGTTAGGTTTCAATTTCCAGTGAGGACGCGACAGGGGAGCAGCGTCCCGGGCGTTCCGCCCACGGTGCAGCACCAGCCCAAAAGAAGGTACTTCGAGCCAGCCGTTCCAGCCTCGACCGGCGCGCTGTTGCGGATGAAGTCGCCGGCCGCATAGGTGCCCGTCGTCGGGATGGACGCAGCCACCAGATCCGAGCCATTCAAGCGCCCGTCGCCGATCTGGTTCACCTTCTGCGCGATGTTCCGAAACACCCGCGTCAGCGTGTAGACCAGATTGGCCTGCGTGTCGGTCGGCAGCAGCGGGTTTTCTTCGAGCCTCATCGCATACCCACCTTCACCGGCTTGGCGTCGAAAGCGGCCTCTTTGTGGTCGCCCGTGAAGTCGAACCGGAGCCGATGGAATCGCCCCGACTGCCGAAGGTCAAACTTGCCGTCGTTGATCGAGTTCGTCGGGCCGGTCGTGAGGTTGTCGCCCTCATTCATCTTGTAGTAACCGGTCGCGCTGGCGGTCGTCGGGGTCTGCAGGAACCTCACCCGCGCCCGCTCGATCATCGTCACCGCGTCATCGTCGCCCATGTCCCCGGTAACGAAGCTGGACGCGCCCGTGGTTCCCGTGAGGGTCACAAGCTGATGCGAGGAATTGAAGTAGGACGGCGTTTGACCGCCCGAGATCCAATACTGCGAATCCAGCGGGATGTTCGGCAGCGTGTCGATGGTCGCGGCGTAGGCGTTCAGCCCGTCGATCGTCACGCCCGGCGAAATGTAGTTCAGCGGCGCCTCGACGGTCACGTCATGCCGGCCCCATTGCTTTTTGAGGACGTGATAGACCAACGTGGCATCGCAGACGCCCGTGGAGCTCAACGAAGGGTACGAGACGTGAACGAGGTTGTTCTGCTTGTCGTAAATCGCCTTGGTGCGGTAGCGATAGGTCGGGCTCGAATTGTTCAGGAACCACTGACGCACCACCCCGGTCCCGATCGGCACCGGTCGCGTGCCGTCGAACAACCAAAAATTGTCGTTGCTCACGATGAAGTGCGCGCCGCCGATGTCACAAACCGCCTCGAGGCCGACAGCACCAGCCTCGCCGCCCGGGATCAAGTTCCACTGCCAGACCACCGGAGTGCCGACGAAGATCCCGACGAAGATGGCGCGCTGCTTGTAGGCGACGACGTAATCCCCGAGGGTCAGCGCGGCCTGGATAGCGCCTTCCACAGCGACCAGACGGCCCGTGTTAGCAAGCGTCGAAACAGCCGGCGTCCAGCTCGTCTGGTCGCTCTGCGCACAGCACCACCAGCGATCCTGCGACTGTCCATAGGTGCCGTCGTTGGTGTTGAAGGCGATGACAAAATTGTTCGAGGCCGAAACCACCACCTTGGCCTTGGGTGCCCCGGCGATCGCAGCGAACGCCCCCGAGGCCGAGGACTGCATGGCATCGGTCAGATTCGAGGCCACCGTCGTATTGCCGAACTGGCAGTAGCTCCAGCGCGATTCCGTCGAGCCGGTGTAGCTGCCCGCACTGCGGTCGGTCCATGTGCCCGCGGTCAGTTCGTAGAGCTTGGTCTGAGTCCCCGCGAACACCCGGCGCGTGCCGTCCAACTGCGTGCAGACGGCCGAGCCGCGGCATTCCGCAGCCAGCGCAGCCACAGCAGCCGCAACCGGCGTAGGCGCGCCCTTGAACCCTGCTTCGTAGGGGATCACGTTCGTGCAGTCCGTGAAAATCCCCGGCGTGGTCAGGTCGGCATCCGGCGAGAACCCAACGATGGGCGTCATTGGTACTTCACCCGCAAGGCAGAGCCGCTGTGCGTGGCGTTGTCGTCGATGTTCGTCAGGGTCTTCACGACACCCAGATAGAGCGCGTCCCAATGCGAGGCGCGTTCATCGTCCCGAACGAACAAGGCCGCCTCGCGCAGGCAGGCGTAGAGGTAGAGATTGGGCTGGTAGGTCAGCAGGCCATTGCTGGGCGCGACCGACAGCGGATCGAAACGACCGTAATAGTCGATGTTGACCGTGTACACAGCGTCAGGCGTCGGGCCGAAGAGGATGCTGTTCCCCACGATGGTGAACACGACCGGACGGCCAGAAGCACCGCCAGCAGGGTAGTTCGCGTCAATGTGCTCCTTGGTCGCGACTTGGCACGGCGTCTCGGGTGTCCCATCGATCGCCACATTCTCGAATTCGAGATAGTCGGTCGGCAGCGTGACGGTCTGCGTCCCTGCCACCGTCGTCAGCGTGCTCGACGTGATTTGCTGGCGGATGCGCAGATCGTTGGCAATGCGGCCCTCGGCGATGGCCACGAAGTCGGGAATGACCGCCGTCAGGTCCGTGCGGTTCATCCAAGACGCCACCGAGGCCAGCAGATCGGAGTAGGTCGCGAGCGCCACGTCTTAGACCCTCCCCGCCCAGATGCGTGTGTGCTTCAGATCGGGGTCGTTCAGCATCGTCTTCATGTGAACCGGGTTCGACATGAATTCACTGAACGCGATACCGTGCGTGTTCAGGTACGTCTGAACGGCAATCATCGGGATCTCGGCGGCGTGCTTGAAGTCGGCCGAGCCGTGGATGCCCTCTTTGTGCAGAGCCTTCGCACGTTCCAGGTAGGGAGTGGCGTCCTGCACGTTCTCGATGTGCATCTTGTCGCCGTCCATGTGGATCTTCGTGTGAAGGTCCGACATCACATGTTCTCCAGGGCGACGACGTTGATCTTGCCGGCCGCAGTACCTTGGATGTACGCGATGTTGGTCGCGCCGCTGACTGCCATGATCACGCTGTCGGCAGGCTGAATCAGCATGTCGTTGGCGGTCGCGGCGACAGTGACATCGCCGAGCTTCACGTAGCACTCGTTGATGCCTGCCACGCGGATGTATCGGG